GTACATGGCCAAGTGTCCGACTTGTGGGATTCACCCCGTCAGCAATGAACATGCCGGCTTCCAGGCCGGGAAGTTGTTTAGCCCCTGGTCGAAGGATAAGCCCGCCGATATCGCCCGTAAGTGGATTGCCGCCCAGGGCAACGAGGACAAATTACAGGTCTGGTACAACACGCAATTAGGGCTGCCCTATCGCAAGCATGCCGGTAAGGAAATCAGGGTAGAGGCCCTGATTGCGCGTTGCGAAGTGTGGGCCGCCGAGGTGCCGGATTGGGTGGGCTTGATCACTGTCGGCGTCGATGTTCAAGACTACCGCCTAGAGGTCGAGACGGTCGGTTATGGCGTCAATGAGGAATCATGGTCAATTGACTACAGCGTGATTGACGGTGAGTTTTCAGACCCGGACACGCAGGCCCGTTTAGATGCGCATCTAAAGCGCATTTGGTTTCGCGGTGATGGGCGCGGGTTTGCTGCCAAAGGCGTCTGTATTGACTCGGGCGGCCACCACACGCAAGAGGTTTACAAGTTCTGCAAGGCCCGTATCGGGCGCCGGGTATGGGCGATTAAAGGCGAGTCGGCCCAGGCTGGCCAGCGCTCGCCCGTCTGGCCGGTCAAGAAGCCAAACGCCCGTAATAAGTCAGCTTATCGGCCTGTAATTATTGGTGTTAACGCTGCAAAAGATAGCATTGCAAACCGCCTGCAGAAGGACACGCCAGGCCCTGGTTACATGCACTACCCGACGACTCGGGACTATGGCTATTTCGAGCAACTGACGGCCGAACGTTCGGTGGTCAAGTTCAAGGCTGGTCGCAAATATCGGGTGTGGGAGCCGAAGCCAGGCCGGGCGAACGAGGCTTTAGACTGCCGCGTTTACAGCTATGCAGCGTTGCAGGGGCTTATTCATATGGGTCTGAAACTCAACGTAGAGGCCATGGCCATGATTAAGACCATCGGCCCGACGGTCGCCCGTCTGGTCGAGCCCGAACCTGTCCAGGGCGTCACCCCTGCCCAGGCGGCAGCGCCTGAACCGGTGTTGCCGACCAAACGCCGGTCGCGTGCCAGTCGCCTGGCGTGACTGGTCACGAAACCTTAAACCCGCCGAGTGCGGGTTTTTTTATGGGGGCACTTATGAGCCGCTTTTCTCAACCTGCTGTCAGTTTGCTGGCTGGCCGGTCTACGGCCCAGCTGCAAAGCGATTTGGCAGCCGCGCAACAGGCTTACGTCGATTTGTCGAGCGGGGCCAAGGTGGTCAACGCGACCTATGCCCAGGGCGCCGGCAGTCGGTCGGTTACTTACACCCCGGCCGACATGGGCGCAGTGCAAAACCTGATTCGTTCGCTGCAACAGCAACTCGGGATTACTACCCGGGGCCGGGCGCCTATCCGGCCGGTGTTTTGATGGATCCTGTACGCATCCTGGGCGCCAATGGCCAGCCCCTGACGCCAATGCAGCCCAGCAAAGCCAAGGCCCTGGCACACGGCAGCCACACGCCCTACGACGCCGCCGGTTATGTCGGTGAGCATGTGGCCGATTGGAATCCTTACCTTGCGTCGCCGGATGGCGAACGCAACATGTACCGCGACCGGATCACCGCCCGGGCGCGTGACCTGGTGCGAAACGACGGTTGGGCGTCTGGAGCGGTTACGCGGATTCTGGATAACCAGATTGGCGGCAACTTCCGGCCGATGTTTAAGCCCGATTACAAGGCGCTGGCCTTGCGGACGGGAATCAAGGCGTTTGATTCGACCTGGTCGCATGAATACGCCCAGGTACTGGCCGCGAACTATCGCACCTGGTCAGAAGGTCCAGGCCACTACGCGGATGCGCAGCGGCACCAAACCATGATCCAGCTTATGCGCTTGGCGTTCCGTCATAAGTTGATTGATGGTGACACCCTGGCCCAATTGCTTTGGCTGCCTGAGCGGGTTGGCCCTGGTCGGGCCAGTTACTGCACAGCGTTGCAGCTGATCGACCCTGACCGCCTGTCAAATCCTCAATTGCAGTTCGATACGCAAATCATGCGTGGCGGTGTGGTGGTGGATCAGTACGGCGCGGCCGAGGCGTATTACATCCGCCGTGCACACCAAGGCGATTGGTGGTCAGCGGCCGAGAGTCAAACGTGGGATCTGATCCCGCGAGAAACCCCATGGGGCCGGCCGATCATCGTCCATGACTTTGACCCGGATCGAGCAGGCCAACATAAGGGCGGTACCGGGATTTTTACCCCGATTCTGACCCGCATGAAAATGTTGGCCAAGATGGATGGCGTCGAGCTGGACGCAGCCGTGGTTAACGCCGTATTCGGGGCCTACATCGAGAGCCCCTATGACCATTCGCTGGTCGAGGAAGCCATAGGCGATGCGGCTGAAACTGGCTTGTCTGCCTACCAGGAAGAACGGGCCGACTTTCACCAGGAACGGCGCACATCCCTGGGCGGTGTGCGGGTGCCGATCCTGTTCCCGGGCGAGAAAATCAACGCGGTCGCTTCGACGCGGCCAAACGCCAACTTTGCCGGCTTTCAAAACACCTTCCTACGCAACTTCGCGGCACAGACCGGGCTGTCTGCCCAGCAGCTTTCTAACAACTGGTCAGACGTGAACTATTCCAGCGCCCGGGCGGCAATGCTGGAGGCCTATAAAACCATGGGCCGCCGTCACTACGACTTCACACACCGGTTTGCCAGTCCAATCACGCACGGTTGGCACGAAGAAAGCCGCGACGTGGACGAATACCCATTACCACGCGGTGCACCTGATTTTGCGATGTGCCGGGCCGAATACGGCCGCATGGTTTGGATGAAGCCGCCGCGCGGTTGGATTGATCCGGTAGCCGAGAAACAGGGCGCCGTCCTGGGCATGGACGCGGGCCTATCCACGCTTCAACACGAAACCCAAGAACAGGACTTGGATTACGAGGAAGTGCTTGAGCAGCGCGCCCGCGAAATCAAAAAGTTCAAAGACCTGGGCATGGTCCCCCCGACCTGGGCCGGGATGCAGGTCTATCAAAACCAGCCAATCCCCGCAAACCAGGTGGATAAGAAACCGGAGGCGCAATGATGCAGTTTGGCCACCTGGCACAACGCATGTTCAACACCCCTATCGCTATCCGGCCGGAAAAGGCCGAGGTGATCATGGCCGGCCTGGCCGAGCGCATGGGCATATCGTCTATGCGCTACCTGGGCGGCGACTCGATCAGTCTGGCCCGGCCGCTGATGATGGACGATGGTGGCTACGACTACAGCGGCCGTGACGGTAACGAGAAAGGCTATGACATGGCCGGATCCGTTGCCGTGATCCCTGTACACGGCACGCTTGTACAGAAGCTGGGCACGCTGCGGCCCTATTCGGGAATGACGGGTTATGACGGGATCCGCCAGGCGTTCCTGACGGCGCTGTATGACCCCAAGGTCGAGGCTATCGCCCTAGACGTCGATTCACCGGGCGGCGAGGTATCCGGGTGTTTTGACCTGGCTGACCTGATCTACAACGCCCGGGGGGAGAAGCCCATTTGGTCGATTCTCAACGAGTCGGCTTATTCCGCGGCGTATGCCCTGGCCAGTTCGGCAGACCGAATTATCGTTCCGCGAACCGGGGGTGTTGGCTCTATTGGCGTGATCTGCATGCACGTTGATATGAGCAAGGCGCTTACCAGTGCGGGGTTGCAGGTGACGTTTATCACCTATGGCGACCGCAAGGCTGATGGACATTCGGAGATTCCGCTATCCCCAGAAGCCCTGGAGGCCTTCCAGGGCGATATCAACACCATGGGAGAGCTGTTCGTAGACACGGTGGCTCGCAACATGAGTCTGGCGGCCAGCAAGGTTAAAGCGACCCAGGCCGGCACCTTCCTGGGCGCCCGTGGCGTTGATATGGGTCTGGCCCACGCTGTCGCGGCTCCTGACGCTGCATTCCGCTCGCTGCTTAAGCAGTTGGCATAACTCCCCCTCATAAGGACCTATAACCCGTGAGCAAAACCTATTCCTTTGCCCATTTGATTGGCCTGGCTACCCGTGCCTCTAAGGCATCTGAGGACGACGACAGCGCGCGTCGCGCCGAAGGTCCGCTAGAAGATGATCCCAACGACCAGCAAAACGCCAAAGGCAAAAAGGCCGATGGTGATGACGATATGGACCCGGACAGCGAAGACGACGACACGGACACCAAAGGCAAAAAGGCCAAGAAGGCCGGCCGGGCTGACGATGACGAGAAGCCCGACGAAAACGCCGAGGAAGAAGACGACGAAGACAAGACGCCTCAAGCGGTGCGCGCTGACCGTCAGCGCTGTGCGGCCATCATGGCCTATGGCATTGCCAACGGTTGCGCCGAGCAGGCCGGCGTCCTGGCGTTTGAATCCAACATGGGCAAGTCAGCCGCGCTGAACGTCCTGAAAGCCGGTGGCCATTCGACCAAGAAAGCCCCGGCCGCGAGCCTGAATGACCGCATGCGCCAGATGAACCATGCCCAGGTCGGCCCAGGCGGTGAAAGCAGCCTGCCGGCGGGTATGTCGTCCATTGCCGCCGGGATCATCAAAGCGGGCAAATAACAGCCCCTTTATCAACTCTTTTTAACTGGAGCGAATATGTCTCTTACCCCTATTGTCGTTGGCGACAATCCCCAAACCCCGGGCGTTTACGGCGTGATCTATCGCCCTGACCAGCTGATCGCGGATTCCCGCAACCTGGTCAGCGCCCAGGTGTTACTGGGTCCAGGCACTTACAAGCGCGGTATGGTGGTTGGCCAAGTGTCCGTCAACGCCCTGGAGTCGGTAGCCGCTGCGGCCAACGTCGGTAACGGCAGCATTGGCGCGCTGTCCACCAAGTCGCTCAACACCGGCAACTACACCGTGACCGCGACCGCCGCGACCACGTTTGCCGTGGCCAACCCCGAAGGCGTCGCCCTGGGCGTGGCCACTGTGGGAACGGCATTTGTCAGCGCTGAAATCGGTTTTACCATTTCGGCCGGCGCGACTGCGTTTGCCGTGGGTGATTTGTTCACCGTCACGGCGTTTGATGCGACCGGCATTTACGCGCCAAGCGTGCGCAGTGCGACTGACGGTAGCCAGGACCCCCAGGCCGTTTTGGCCGATGACGTAACCCTGACCGTACCGACTGCCGTAGGCGCCTATGTCGCGGGTGAGTTCAACCTGAACGCGCTGACCTATGACGCCAGTTGGTCCCCTGCCCTGCTAGCTGCGGCCCTGCGTAAGTACGGGATTTTCGCCAAGGCTTCGATCAGTGCGGCGGCGCCGCTGAACAACTCCGCGCCTTAACGATCGTTCCGCCATCCGGCCCGCTCTGAGCGGGTTTTTTTCTGCCTGAGATTTGCCACAAGCCCGCCGCCGTGCGGGCTTTTTTGTGGCCGCTCGTTTTGCATTGGAGTCGTCATGCCTGACGCGAATACCCCAAATCTTGCGTTTACTACCGCCGACCTTATCCAGGTTGTGCCCACGCTGAAACGCCCGTCCAAGTTCTTGTTGGACCGCTTTTTCCCGAACATTCAGGTTTCCGAAACTGAATACGTGGCCATTGAAATTGATATCGGCAAACGTCGTATTGCGCCGTTTGTCAGCCCGCTGGTCGAAGGCAAGTTGGTTGAACAGCGCGGCCGTCAGCTCAACCTGTACAAACCGCCTTACATCAAAGACAAGCGCGCGCCGGATCTGCGCAAGCCCGTTATGCGTCAAATCGGTGAGCGTATCGGCGGTGGCCAGCTCAAAGGCGCTGAGCGCGAAATGGCCAACATCAATGCCGAGATGACCGATCAGGTGGACATGATCGACCGTCGCATGGAATGGATGGCCGCCAGTGCCCTGCAAACCGGTCAGGTCACTGTTGCCGGCGAAGGTTTCCCGACTGAGGTGATCGACTTCGGCCGTGACCCGTCACTGACCATCGCCCTGACCGGCAACAAGCAATGGGGCGTCGCGGCGAACTTCGACGCGAATGGCTTTGACCCTGTCCCGCAAAAGTCGATTGAGCGTTGGCAGCAGCGGCTGTTGCGCTTGTCCGGCGCCCAAGGCACTGACCTGGTGTTCACCACCAGTTCCTGGGAGTGCTTTATCAACGGCACGGCCATGCAAGGCGCGATCAAGTTTCCGGCCCTCAACAGTGCCGGCAACACGATCAACCCGGGCGCGCAAATTGCGCCGGGCGCCGTCTACAAAGGCAAATGGGGCCAGTATGACCTGTGGCTCTATAACGAGTGGTACGTTGACGAAGACGGCGTAGAACAGCCCATGCTGGAAGATGGCAGCGTGATCATGTCCGGCGTTGACCTGATGGGCGTGCGTGCCTTCGGCGTAATCATGGACCCGGCGTTCAACTATGAAAGCCTGCCCTACGCGCCTAAAACTTGGCTTCGCGAGGATCCGGGGCAACGCATGATGATGATGCAAAGTTCGCCCCTGGTGATTCCATCGCGGGTAAACGCTTCCCTGTGCGCCGTTGTGTGCGCTCCCCTGGCCGACCTGGAGAACGAATAATGGGCGCCGTCGCTAAAGCTGTAGAGGGCAAGCCTGTTGCTCGCCTGGTTGCACCTGGTCGAACTGTGGTTGATACCAGCGGTAAATCCATTGGCCCAGGGCTCAAGGCCTGGGTGTCGGATAGCGATGTTGATCGCCTGACCCGCCTGGGCTTCCTGGTTGACCCTACTGCGGGTGTTGTCCAGCGCCGTGGCCCGGCGACCCTTTCCGAAAAGGGCTGATTGGTCCTCGACTTCGACCGACTGCTACATGCCCCTATAGCCGCGATTTTTGGTGAAACGGGGCATGGTGCAGACCTGCCGGTCTACTACCCACAATCGGGCCCCTCTTACACCGTTGATGGCATTTTTGATGATGCGTATTCGGAACCGGATCTGATATCCGGTCTACCGACGAACAGCGTTGAAAACGTCTTTGGCGCGCGCCTGGCGGCCTTCCAGGCTGCCCCGGTGCAGGGGGACCGGATCACTATCACTCGCCTGGGCAAAACCTACCTGGTGCGCGACGCGCAACCGGACGGGCACGGCTGGGTGCAACTCAAGTTAAACGAGCAATGACCCAAACCGCTGAGCTGTTGGCCCTGGCTGTGGGAGCCCTGAAAGGGGCAACCCTGGCCGGGGACCGGGTCTATTCGGCCCTGGATTGGCCGACCACGGCCAGTCATTACCCGCTGATCTACTGCAAAACCCCGACTGAGGAAAAGGAATCGCTGAGCCGCAACGGCCCGCCGAGTTTCAATGTCACCGCGACGCTCAAGGTCGAGGCGCGGGCCGAGGTGGGGGCCCTGCCAAACGGGCAAAGCGCGGCACAGCTGGAGCAGCAACTAGCGCTGATGGGCCAGCAAATACAGGTCGCATTGATCAACAACCCGGCGCTGATGGGTGAGCTGCAACAAGTCGCGTTCATTCGTACAGAAATGAGCATGACCAGCGTGGCCAACAAGGAACTAGGGGAAATCGAGGTTGCTATTGGCCTGGAGTATTTCCAAAGCGCCGAGGACTTTTTCCCGCTGCCGTCCTGGGACCTTAAAACGGTTTCCATCACTCACGACCTGGTCAACGTGTTTGACCGCTCTGGCACCTACCCCGATTCGGCGTTTCCTGGTTCGGCCACTGCCGCGCCACGTACACAAGGCCCCGACGGCCGCGCCGAAGGCGGCTTGACCATCACACTCAATTCTGAGGCTTGACCCCATGAAAGTTTATCCAGTCCCTGGGCTGCCATTGCGCGACCCGGTCAAGGGCGACTTTGTCCCCGAAGAAGGCCGAGAGGTCGAGGATTCGCCATATTGGCGCCGTCGCCTGGCTTGCGGTGACGCGAGCCGCACGCCTTATGTCAGCGTTGCCGCCGTCCAGGACAGCGGTAGCGGCCTGGTTGACCTGGCGCGCGACGTGTTCCAGGTCGCTACCGAATACGCGCCCCAGGAAAGCGCCCAGGCCGATTCTGACCAGTCCGGGGGTGACGCTGAATGACCGTCTCTTTCAACAAAATCCCGTCGAACCTGCGGTTGCCGCTGTTTTATGCCGAGGTCGATAACAGCCACGCCAATAGCGGCGCGCAGAATCAGCGAACGTTGATCATCGGCCAAATGACCACGGCCGGGAATGCGCTTCCTGGTGTGCCAGTGATCAGCGGCGGCGTTGCAGATGCAAAGGCCAAAGGCGGTCCGGGCTCTATGTTGCACCTGCTGACCACGGCCTATACCGCGTCTGACAGCTTTGGCGAGGTCTGGTTTCTGCCCTTGCTGGATGCGGATCAGTCGATTAAAGCGATTGGTTCGGTCACGGTGACAACTGCCCCCACGGGCTCTGGCGTTATCTCGCTGTACATCGCCGGTAGCCTGGTGAGCGTGACGGTTACACCAACCGACACCGTAGGTACGGTTGCGGCTGGCATCATCGCCCAGGTGAACAAGAACACCGCGTTACCCGTCACGGCGGCAATCGACGCTGTAACCGCTGGTAAGGTCAATTTGACCGCCAAAAACGCCGGGTTGTGTGGCAATGACATTGATATCCGGTTGAACTACCAGGGCACTGCGAGCGGTGAGGCAACCCCAAGCGGCCTGGCTTTGACCATCACGCCTATGACCGGTGGTGCAGTTAATCCACCGCTGGATGACGCGTTGGCCGCCCTGGGTGATGAGCCGTTCGACTTCATCGTCTCGCCCTACAACGACACCGCGTCGCTGAACTCGCTGAAAAGCCTGTTGAACGATGCAACCGGGCGTTGGAGCTGGGCCAACCAGGTCTATGGCCATGTATTCGCCGCCAAGAGCGCAACCTTTTCAGGCTTGACCGCGTTTGGTGTTGCCCGCAATAACCAACACGAATCGGTAATTGGCGTGTACGACTCGCCCAGCCCTTCCTGGTTGTGGGCTGCCGATATGGCGGGGGCTGCTGCGGTAGCGCTGCGCGCGGATCCTGGCCGTCCGTTGCAGACCCTGACCCTGGGTTACGTGCTGGCCCCGCCTCATAGCTCCCGGTTTACCTCGACCGAGCGCAACACCCTGCTTTGGGATGGCATTTCCACTTACGACGTGGGTTCTGACGGCACCGTCGCGCTGGAAAACGTGATCACCACGTACCAGCAAAACGGTTACGGCGAACCCGATGACAGCTATCTCGAAATCGAGACGCTGTTTTTGCTGATGTACGTCCTGCGCAGTCAGCGCGCGGTGATCACGTCGAAGTTTGCCCGGGTGAAACTCGGTGTTGATGGTGGCCGCTACGCCCCGGGTTCGGGTGTGGTCACGCCTTCGGTGATCAAGGCCGAGCTGATCGCCAATTACCAGGAAATGGAAGCCGCCGGCATGGTTCAAGACAGCGCCCTGTTTGCCCAGGCGCTGATTGTCGAGCAGGACAGCAAGAACCCGAATCGCGTCAACGTGTTGTGGCCCGCCAAGTTGATTAATCAACTGCGCGTATTCGCCCTGCTGGCTCAATTCCGCCTGTAACGCCATCCGAACCACTCAAGCCGCCCCTAACCCGGGCGGCTTTTTTTTGAGCGTAAACAATGAGCAAAAACTTACTCGCCGGTACGGCCAGCGTGGTCGCCAACGGCGTCAATTACATGCTGGTCGGTGATCTGTCTTACGACCCTTCGACCGTAAAGCGCGAAACCAAATCCGGCCAGGACGGCGTCCACGGTTTTTCTGAAATGCCCAAGCCCGGGAAGATCACCGGCACGTTTCGGGATTCGGGTTCGCTGACTGTGGCCGACTTCAACGCCATGACCAACGCTACAGTGGTCCTTTCCCTGGCCAACGGCAAAACCGTGATCGGCCGGAACATGTGGACCATTGACGCCCAAGAAGTAAAAACCGCCGAGGGCACCGTAGAGGTTTCCTGGGAAGGCCCAATCGTAACTGAGGTGACTGCATGAACCAGCTTGAAACCCTGAAACTTGAATTCCGCACTCCTATCATCATTGGCCAGGGTGACGGTGCGGTCACTTATGCCTCTGTGGACTTGCGCGAACCGACTGCCGGCGAGCTGGAGCAAGGTCAGCGCGCCGATACCCCCGTGGGTAGCGTGATTAACCTGGTCGCCGCTATCGGCAAAATTCCCCGCCTGGTAGCCGAGAAAATGTGCGGCCGCGATATCAACCGCGCCAGTAAGTACCTGTCGTCTTTTCAAGATGGCCACGAGACGGCGGCGGATGGCCCGAACTGATAGCCGAGCTGACCAAGTTCTATGGCTGGGGGCCGCGCGAAGCGTGGTCCCTGACGCTGCGGGAGCTGGATTGGTGGGCTAAGCAGTCCACGCGCATGATTGAGAAAAAAGCCGATGGCCAATAGCTTCAAGATCACGATTGACGCGGTCGACAATGCCAGCACGGTTTTTAAGAAGGTCAATGGCGCGGTCAACCAGTTAAGCCGGCCCTTTGAGCAGGTCGGCCAATCATTCAAGAGCCTGGGCCGTGAGCTGGGCTTTCAGCGGCTGGGCAAGAACCTGGGCAACATCGGCCGCGAGGCCCGGGGCGCTGCGTCGGGGGTTACTTCGATTGTCGCGCCCATGGCGGCGATTACGGGCGTTGGATCCGTTGCCGGCATTATCGCGCTGGCCGATGGTTGGGCCAGGCTGGGCCGCTCCACGTCCAACACGGCGGCCAACATCGGTGCCAATGCCGGCGAGCTGCAACGCTTTCAGGGCGCTGCGCGTTTGGCGGGTTTGTCCACGGATGACATGGACAACAGCCTGCAAGGGCTGGCCACCACCATGGAAAACGCCGCGTTCGGCCGGGATAACGGCGCGTTGTTGCTGTTCAACCGCCTGGGCGTAGGCATCAAACGCACGTCAACCGGGGCCATGGACGCAACCGGCGAGCTTAAGGCCCTGGCCACTGCCATTGGCAACTTGAAAAACCCACAACAGCAGATGCTGGCCGCGCAGAAATTCGGGCTTGCCTCACTGCTACCCCTGATTCGCCAGGGGCCGGAGGCCTTCGACCGCCTGGCTGATCGGGCCCAGGCAATGGGCCTGGTTATGTCGGGATCGGCCCTCAAGGCGGCGACTGATTTTGCCAATAGCCTGGACAACCTGAAAGGCGCCGGTACCGGGCTTAAAAATTCGGTGGTCGAGCAACTGACGCCGGCTATCAAGCCCCTGGTTGATGAGCTGGCCGGCTGGATCACGCAAAACCGCGAGCTGATCGCCCAGGACGTAGGGGCATGGGCCCGCGAGTTTGCGACGTGGGTTAACGGCGTTGACTGGAAAGGCGTAGGGGAAGGGATTCACAGCTTTGTCGAGGATATCGGCACGGTGGTTGATCACCTGGGCGGCTGGAAAGGAGCGGCAATTACGCTGGCCGTGGTGATGAATGCCGGCTTAATCGCCAGTGTTGCGGCGCTGGGCGTCAGCCTGGCCCGGGGCGGTGTTGGCATTCTGAGCTTTATTGGCCTGTTGAGCCGTTGGAGCTGGGCCGCCAAGGGCGCCAAGGTGGCATCTTTGGAAGCGGCGGCGGCAGCCGAGGCGGCCGCTGTTCGTGAGGCGGCGGCAGCCGGCGGCGGCGCCCTGGGAGCGGGTATCCTGGCAACGGGTGTTGTAGCCGGCTCCCTGGCATTGTCCGGTGACCAAGATCAGGGGTCACGGGATGCACAGACCCTGCAAAACCGGGCGCTGGCGGGTGATCGAGCGGCGGCTGAGTCTCTGGCGGCTATTCAGCTAAACGGGCTGTTTCACAAGGCTACGCCGCAAGAAATCAGCACCCGGGCGGATGATATTTCTAGCGGCAAGATGGCCGGTATTTCGCCGGAAATCATGGCCCGCATGTATCCCAAGCATGCCGACGCTGAAAAGGAGCTGTCTGGCCTTGAGCAGAGATATCAGCTCCCGGGCGGGTTGCTAGACAAGGTCTGGAAACAGGAATCAGACCGAGGCGCGGCCATGTTGTCGCCCAAGGGCGCCAAGGGTCACTTTGGGTTCATGGACCCAACAGCCAAGCAATACGGCCTGACCGATCCCAATGACTTTTCGCAGTCTGCTGACGCGGCCGCGCGGATGTATCGGGATCTGCTGAAAGCCAACGGCGGCGACCTGCATAAAGCCCTTGCCGCCTATAACTGGGGTCAGGGCAACCTGGACAAAAAGGGACTTGCCCAGGCCCCGGCCGAAACCCGTAACTACATCCAAAGCATTGAAGGCGGCATGAAGGCCGACCGGGCCCAGGCCCCGGCCGATATCCGCAACTACAGCCAAGGTATTGACGGGGCGGTGAAAGCTGACCGGATCAACGCCCCGGCGCCTGCGCCGGTCACGGCTGATCAGGCGGCCCCACAAGGGCCGATCAGTGCGGCCAAGGATGAACCCCAGCGGCATGCCTTTGACGTGACGTTTAGCGGCTTGCCGCCAGGCGTGACGGCTAAGGTCAAATCGCCTACGGGGGCTGAGGTAAATTCCAAAATCGGCTATTCCGCCATAGGGGGCATTGCATGACGAGCTGGGTTAAGCAGTTAAACCCCGCCTCGTTTCGCGGGTTGCGCTTCGGGGTTCTGGGTGGTGAGGCGCGATTTGGTCGCCGCCTGGCCGTCCATGAGTATCCAGGGAGGGACAAACCGTTTGCCGAGGACATGGGCCGCGCTACACGGGTTATCAACCTGGTGGGGTTCCTGGTCGCTGACAGCCTGGTCTATGACGGCGGGGACGTGATCGAGCAGCGGGATTTGATGATCGGCGCGGCGGAAAAGGCCGGGCCGGGAATCCTGATCCATCCAACGCTTGGGCAAATGACGGTTTCTATCCCTGACGGCGGCTTATCCGTCGTCGAGCGCTGGGACGAGGGCCGATATTTTGAACTGCACTTTTCTTTTATCGAGTCCGGCGACCGGGTTTTCCCGGCTGCTAAGCCCGATCATAAGTCGTTTCTCGATAACGTTTGTATTGCCCTGGGCCTCGACTCCCTAGGCGATTTTGTGTCGTCGGTCGAGGCCACGGTAAGCACGGTGTTCAAGGCGATTAAAACCGCCGAGGGCTTCATAAGCGACGCCCTGGACATGGTCGAGTCGGTCATTCAGGCGGGTCAGTCAGCGGTAAACGCGGTGATTGATACGGTCGCGGGGTTTCAGCAGATTGTTGGCCGAATCTCCCACGACGCGAGCAGCTTAACCAGTCTGACAAGCCTGCTTTCCGGGGACTTCGGGCGGTATTCGTCGGGCTCAATCAGCAGCGCATTGCAGCAAAGCAAAAAAGGGCATGATTCGTCGGCCACGGTCGCCAGCTTGATTGCGGACAGTGTCGCCAAACGCAGCGCCGTAGCGGCTGCCTCGGCCACGTTGGCCACCGCTGCGGCCGGGTTTAGCGCGGGCACGGTGGAAACCTTCGCCAAGGCCGCGCAAAGCCTGGTGGCGACCGTGGCGGCTGGCATTCCCACACCTGCGGATCAAATCCGGTTGCTGTCGCAATTGGCCAGCTTCACGACTACCGATTACGCCAGTACGTCGCAGATTGGCCAGGCCAAGACGGTGGCCCAATACGTGACGGCCGCCCTACTACGCCGCGCGGCCATTGTGGAGCTGGCCACGGCTTCCAGTAACTACGCGCCCAGCTCTTACGACGATGCGGTCACGATCCGTAATACGGTTGTTTCGTTCATTGATTCGGAAATGCTGATCGCGGGTGACATGGGCGACGATGCGACCTACGGCAGCTTGCGCAACTTGCGCCAGGCCGTTGTCCAGGACCTGGACGCGCGAGGCGCAAGCCTGGCGCCGCTGGAGGTGTTCGCCGTGCGCGACAACCTGCCGTCGCTGGTCCTGGCCAACAGGCTCTATCAGGATCCGTCGCGCTCTGACGAGCTGATCGGTGAGGCCGATCCGATTCACCCGGCGTTCATGCCGTCGAGTTTTCGCGCGCTGAGTAGCTGACGCAACTGTTTGGAATCTCCCTATGTTCGATAACGACGTATCCGTCACGGCCGGCGGCCAGGTGCTGACCGGTTGGACTGACGTGCGGATCACGCGTGGCATTGAAAGGTTGCCCAGCGACTTCAACCTGTCCATGACGGACGTGACGCCGGGCACGCTAAATGCGGTGGTTGTGAGGGATGGCGACCCCGCCCAAATCAAGATCGGTGATGACCTGGTGATCACCGGTTACACAGACAAGATGATCCCCGGGTTTTCCAACCGCTCGCACTGGATCCGGTTAACCGGCCGGTCAAAGTGTGCGGATTTGTTGGACTGTTCGGCCGAGTGGCCAGGCGGTCAAATCAGCGGGGCAAACGCCCTGGTGATCGCGCAAAAACTGGCGTCAGTCTATGGGATGAATCAGGAAGGAATACCCGTGGCCAGCAACGTCCAGGACTTGCCGGTTATCCCACAATTCAACCTGCTGAACGGTGAAAGTGCGTTTGAGATCATCGAGCGCATTAGCCGCTATTCGGCTGTGCTGGCCTATGACCTGCCCGACGGCAGCCTGTATTTAAGCCGGGTAGGCACGACCTACGCGGCCAGCGGTTGCGTGGAAGGCCAGAACGTTGAAAGCGCATGGATTGAGTATTCAGCAGACGGGATTTATTCCGAATACGACGCGCTTTTGCAGTCTATGGACGTCCTGGGCGACCTGGGCGACGGCGGGAATCTGCTTTCTTCGGTGATTGACCCGAACTGTCGCCGGCATAGGCGCTTGGTGTTGATTGCCGAGGCGGCCGGCGGCGGCCTGGATATCGTCAGGCAGCGTGTGTTGTGGGAGGCCGCCAGGCGCTCGGGGCGTAGTCGCGTGGTCCGAGTGGTGGTTGACTCTTGGCGGGACGCTTCGGGGGCCTTGTGGACGCCTAACACGCTTATACCGGTGCAGCTCCCAACCTTGAAACTTGAAGGGGAAAACCTGCTTTTAGGTGAAGTGACTTTTTCGCTTAGCGAGGCTGGCCACCACGCCGAATTAACCCTTATGGCGCCCAGCGCTTTCACTCCCCAGCCGGTGCAACTGCAACCGGTATTTGCCGAGTTTTCCCATGCATTCGACACATACTGACGGCGCCCTTTCGAGGATTTGGCGCCGTGTTCAACTGTTCGTATCGCGTGGCCGGATCACATTCAGTAATGACGCCGGCAACGTGCAAACGCTGCAAATCCGACTTGGCCAGCTCGAAACCCGGGACGCCACGCCGCGCCTTGGCGAGTTTGGCCACGCATCGAGGCCGCCGGTGGGAGCTGACGTGATTGTCGTGTTCGCTGCTGGTGATCGCTCTAACGGTGTGGTCATTGCCTCGGGTGACCAGAAGACGCGCCCGCGCGGCTTGAATGAGGGGGAAAGCCAGCTTTATGACCTGTGGGGGAAGTCGGTATACCTGACCAAAGACGGCGGGATTATTGTCGAGGCCAAGGGCACACCGGTAACGGTCAACAATGCCACGGCGGTGACGATCAACGCGAGTCAGTCGGTGGTAATGAACACCCCACTTTTGAAGGTTTCCGGCGATATCGTGGCCGGCGGCAATGTCAGCGATAAGGTGCGCAGCCTGGCCGCTGATCGGGCGATTTATGACGGCCATAACCACGGAGGCGGCCCGACGCCGGCACAGCAGCAATGAGCGATATCAAAACGGTATGGGTAGCGCTCACCGGTCGGGGAGATTGGACCATCTCTGACGGCGCGCTGGCCAGCTCTGACGACCTGGGCACGGCGGTACTTATCAGCCTGTTTTCAGACCGCCAGGCCAACGCCGACGACGTTATCCCTGACGGTGGAACTGACCGGCGCGGCTGGTGGGGGGACTTGGACCAGGACAAGCCCCTGGGGTCCCGGCTGTGGCTGCTTTCACGTTCGATCCTGAGCGACGACGTGGCCAAGCTGGCCGTTATTTATGCCAAGGAGGCATTGCAATGGCTGATTGACGACCTGGTGGCCGAGGCCGTGACCGTCACGGCAGTTCCTGACGGCGTCAAAACGTTGAACGTGTCCGTCACCATCACCCGCAAAAGCGGTGTTCAGTCCTATCAATATGGGTGGGCCTGGAATCAAGCCGCCTGACCCTTCCCCACGAACCACGACCGCCCCAGGGCGGTTTTTTTTCGCCTGGAGTTTCTATGCCATATCCACGACCGGCTTTGTCGGATCTGCGCGCGCAGGTTGCGTCTGATCTTACGTCGGGGCTTAAGACGGTTGACGGCCTGTTGCGGTTTTCAAACCTGGGCATCCTGGGCACCAGCGTTGCGGGCCTTTCGCACCAGCATTACGGTTATTTGGCCTGGATCGCTAAGCAGGCAACCCCCTACACGGCTACAGGCGAGATTCTGGAAGCCTGGGCAGCGTTGAAGTCGGTATACCGGGAGCCGGCTACTTTCGCGCAGTTACAAGCCACGTTCATTGGTGCACCTGGTGCCGGCATCGCCCAAGGCACGCAAGTGGCACGCGGCGACGGCGTCTACTACGTCACGACCGCCGACGCGACCGTGGGCAGCGCCGGGACTCTTGTGGTCAACATCATGGCCAGCGACTCGGGAACAGGCCCCAACGCCGCCATAGGCACGCTGGTAACGCTGGCCAGCGTTGCCCCTGGTATCCAGTCGAGCGGCGCCGTTACGGCGCTGGTAGGACTTGGAACCGAGATTGAGACCGACGATTCATTACGTACCAGGATGCTGGCCGCGTATCAGGCCAAGGCGCGCGGCGGCGCCCGGGACGATTACACCCTGTGGGCTTTGAACTGTACGGGCGTTACACGGGCTTGGGTAAAGCCCTTGGGCGCTGGCCCGGGCACGGTTGTTGTTTATGTCATGTTTGACGCCGTAAACATCGGCAACAACGGGTTTCCTATCGGCCGCGACGGGCTTTCAGCCCAGGATAACCGGGCGACGGCGGCGAGTGTGGCGATCGGCAATCAATTGGCGGTCGCCAATGAGCTGTTTGCAAGTCAACCGGTAACGCCCCTGGTGTTCGTTTGTGCCCCTGCCCCTGCCCCGGTGAACTTCACCATTACAGGGTTGGCCACGTCCGCAGCTGCCACACGCCAAGCGATTAGCCAGGCCATTGCCCAGGTAATGATTGATCAGGGCGCGCCTATTGAGGGATCTAGCGTGGTTCTGTCGTCGATTGAGTCCGCTATTGCCGCTATTTCTGGAACGTCCGGCTTTGTGATCACCAGCCCGGCCGGGAACATCGCTAATCAACGGGGCTACTTGCCGACGCTGGGAACTGTGACCTATGGCTAAGCCGATGTTTAGCGGCGCGGATTACACCCGGGCGCTGGCCAACCTGTTGCCACCTGGTCGAGCGTGGAGCCGTGAGCCCGATAGCGTCCAAATGCAAGCGCTGAGCTGCTACGCGCAGACGTTCCGGCGCAACAGTGACAGCGCGGTCACCCTGCTTTCTGACAGTTTTCCGGCCAGTGCAATCAACCTGTTGCCTGAGTGGGAGGCTACTTTAGGACTGCCGGACCCATGCGCCGGGGTATCACCAACTCTGCAAGCGCGGCGCGCGCAAGTTACGGCGCGCTTTGCCAACACTGGCGGCCAATCGTCCAGCGACTTTGTGACCTATGCGGCGGGCCTTGGCTACGCCGTCACCGTCAAGCAATACAGCCCTTTCAGGGTTGGCCAGAACGCAATGGGCCAGCAGCTGGGCGGCCTTGACTGGCTTTACACCTGGGCCATTGAGACCCCGTTGAACACCATCACGCGATTTAGAACCGGTAGCGCCCAAATGGGCGAGCCCCTGGCCAGTTGGGGTAACGCGGTTCTTGAGTGCGAACTACGCGACATCGCCCCGGCGCATTCCATTCTGCAATTTCATTATAAATAAGGTCATGTCATGTATCAGATTGATAACGACACGTCGTCGCTAAACTTGCCTACGCCTACAGCGGCTAACCGTCCTGGCTTTTTTGTTGATGGTGATCCTGCTAAAGGATTGGCTGCAACTATTTTGCCCGCTGAATTTATGAACATGTTGATGATGGAGTTTATCAACTTGCTCAAAGCGGCAAATATTACTCCAAGTAAGTCTGACTATACACAGTTATCTCAAGCTATTCCGGTGCTTATTTCTCGGTTAGCCACTGTGGACTGGAGTCAAGTAAAAAATATTCCCGCTAACCTGGTTTACTTGAATAGCGCGCCTACCTTTGCGGGTGCTGAATTGTACAGTTCCAACCCATATATTGACTTTCATTATAATAATGATGCGTCAGATTATAATATGCGGATTATGAACACCGCCGACAATACTTTGTCGATTATGGGAAAGGCCAGCGGGCTGTTAATGAACTTTGGGCCAGGACTGGTAGCAGCTTTCGCGCCACTGTACGCAACTAAGGGATTAAATATTTACTCTCAAGGCGCATCGTCATCAGTCGCCTTTATGAACTCGACGGGGGGGAAATTAGACTACTGTATTCAATATGACGACAATACATTTAATGTTTTGTCTTACCCTGACGGTTCGGCAGGTGTTGCAGCGCTTAGCTTGGTTCGGGCAACCGGTCAATTTTTCTTCGGCCTGCGCCCTACCTTCGCGGGGGCAACGCCTTGGGATTCTTCGAATTTCAACCCGGCTTCCAAAGCAAACGTAGGCACAACGCTCTCCGCGTATGGAATCACTGACGCTGTATCGGCCAGCACGTATACTGCGGGGATTAACTCTTTAACGGGATCGCTTAACGCAACAAATTCAAATGTTGCGGCAAATACTTCCAGTATTTCGGCAACTAACGCAAGCCTTGCACAAACAAATTCTAACGTGGCTGCTGCAAACGCAGCCATTGCAACTAAACAGCCAAATCTCGGGTTCACACCGGTTCGCCAAGGTGGCGGGGCAGGCCAGCTTAACAACGGTATCTTGATCGGGTTTGACGGTACGGCAGTGCGTGTACAGGTCGATAATACCGATTTTGGGCGAATTTTAAGCGATGCGAACTATACTGGTTATTTCCCTGCGGGCATGGCTTCTGTTGGTATCTACGGTGTCGGGTCATATGGATTGTTTTGTTACGCACCAGGTACGGCATTAAACCCTGGTGTAGTAGTCCCGGGTTCTTCCCTGCATGCTTCGCCTACGTCGGGTTACCTTGGGTATGCATCGCCACCAGGGACCTGGATATGCTGCGGCTCTTCTATCGGCAGCGGCAACACCAACTCAACTACGGTATTTCAGAGAATTAGCTAATGCGAACTGTAAACAGCGCAAGAAATCCGCAATGGGCTGACGCGGATCATACTGTTATTGACCTGTTAATCACATTTGAGGAGCTTGAGTCAACGTTTGGGGAAATTCCATTTACAGCAACTTCGACGGCGGCTGAGGATTTTGTAAAAGCAATCTATGACAGCGCCGTAAAAGGTGATTACGGCCCTGTTGCCGATTACGCGCCGCCGGTAGTGAGCGCTGACGAGCTGGCCGCGCGTGCGCGCTTTTGGCGTGATCAGGAAATCACGGACAGCCAATGGCTGATTGAGCGTCACCGCGACCAGTCCGACGCAGGCAGCAAAACCACGCTTACCGCCGCGCAATATTCGGCGTTATTGGTTTATCGCCAAGCGTTACGCGACTGGCCCACCGTTCAAAATTTCCCCGCTGACGCGTCCAAACCGGTAGCGCCTGACTGGCTGGCAGCAGCTGAGGCGGAATTGTCGGCCGCGTGACGCGTCACGGCGCAAATTCTTACTGAACCCTTCCCGCTCCCCTTCAATAGAGAATTCCCTATGTTGTTATCTTTGCCGCGCGCGGTTGCGCAGTGGTTGTTCCTGCTTGCCTGTAATTTGGTTCTGTTCGTCCTGGGCCTGGTGGTGGTGGCCATTGCGTTGCCTTTCCGTGTGCCCGGCGTCTCTGTCAGCGATGGCCGGCCAATCGTCAATTTGCCGCGCTGGGCCTGGTTGTTTGGCAATGACTATGACGGGATGTTGGGCGATAAGCGGGGCTGGTGGGCTGCCAATACCCCGTTTGGTTGGGCCGCCACTTCCTTTGGCGCTATGTACACCTGGGCCGCACTGCGTAATCCCGTGGATAACACGCGCCGAACTTCGCTGTTTTCATGCCCTGTCGCAGAGTGCACCATCACCGGCTATGGCCAGGATGAAGTCAAGGACAGCCCGGGCTTGGGCGGCTGGCAATTTGTGATCGCCAAGCGTGGTTTGCGCCGCTGGTACGGGTTCTATTGGGTTCACCAGTGGAGTGATACGCGCGCTTTCGTGGTGCGTATGGGCTACAAGATCACCAAGGCCGATCAGGGCGGAACCGAGATTATCGGCATGACGACAAAGGTTGATCTGTTCAAAGCGATCTGACCGCCCGCCAGGGCGGCTCTGTGCTGGGCGGGAAATCAATTTATTGCCCCACTTCACCCATCGGGGTTAGGATTCGGGGAATAACTCCCTCAAAAGACCGGTGAAAACTGGCACAAAGCGTCTAAAACGGACCTGCTGTTTTGCGGGTTCGGCACGTCGAGCTGGTTTTTTGAGCAAGGAATGGCTTAAAAAAAAGTAAACTTTTAGCTGCACAAATAGTAAATGAGCGCTAAGATTGACGCCACAAAGACGCCTGTTTTAAGGGCGCGAGTGGCGAAAAAGCCATAAAAAACAGGAATTTAGCTTCGCAGAAAAGAAAAAACCCCAGGGCCGGCAAGCTCTAGGGTTTTTGGGGCCACCACACAAAAACTCTGTGCAACAACCGGAAGAAGGTTTGAGTTTATGCGTGTAGGCCCACTGATGCAAGCGCAGACAGTTGGGGACACGCATGGAAGGCTCAATAGAGCTTGGCCGGCACATATCTGCATTATCTGCATTTATGTGGGGCCGGACAGAATACAAGTACCCGGGCTTATACCTGGGCACCGGCAACCGCTGCGGGCACGACCCCCAGTCACTGGCTGTTGATCGGCTTGATCTGCACGCCCCGAACGGTGGCAAGTGGCCCAAACTGATCCAGGTCGGTATCAACCGTATTCAGGCGTATTTCAACGACGCCGAATCGCTGCCGCCCCTGGCCCACCTTTCCAAGAAGCGCAATAAAGACGGCGCAATGCGCCAGAATCGCAGCGAAGCGCGCGAGGGGCATTCCCTGGTGCTGTCTGTGATCTTTACCTACCTCGATCTTAAGTCTCTGCGTGTGGGCTACTACACCAACACGGGGGCTTTCATCAGTATCTCGTTTCTGGAAATCGCCCGGCGTTGCTCGATGACCTGTACCGTCAAGGATCGCGAAAACGAGGGTCAGGTTAAGGAGGTTCCAAACTCCCGCTTTTGGCGCACGGTGCGCGACCTCAAGAAAGCCGGCGTTATCAATGTTTTCGAGCAATACGAAGAAAAGGACGCCGGTAAGCGCGCTCTGACGGCCATCAAGACATTCAGCGAGAAGTTTCTACGGCTTATCGCTGGCTGGACTGCCAAGCGCGTCGAGAAAGCCCGTTCGCGGGCGTCTGGTCGCGTAGGTTCGTTCCTGATGGGCGCTATCGACGCGGGCGTCGAAAACGTCAACCAGCGTAAACACCTGGTCAAAGAAATTCAGTCAGCAAACGTTAACCGCGATCTGTACGGCAAGCCGACTGCCAAGAATCGCCAGCCGGTCATTGCCGGTGCCCGTGAGTCCTTCGAGGCTGCGCTTAAGCAGCAATACGCCGAATTAGAGGCCAAGGTGCTGGCCAGCATCACGGCCGCCCTGGGCCGCCCACCGCGCGGCCTGGAACAGCTGAAAATGCAGGCACAACACGGTTGGATCAAATACGACGACTTTGTGCGTCGAAGGCTCGACGGCGGCAGTTAAACCGCCAATCCCCTCCCCGCTTTCTGCACCTACCCCCTGACCGCCAGGGCGCCCCGCTATGGGCGCTATCAGGCGGTTTTGCGCGTCTACCCCCCGCCTCTCCCCGCCATAAGTGCCAAGACGGCTCAAATCAGCCCAGGCGCACGCCAAACACCCCAACAAACACGCGTAACAACCCCCAAGTCCCGGCGCCGGCGCCGGGCATGAAAAATTAACTCACACTCCCCAAATATTAAGTCCCCTACGAGTTGCGTTAAGTGGGTGTTGGTCTTTCCCTTTGTACAACTAGAGAAGCCTGGCCAGCCTTCGGCCGTCCTAGTAATGCCTCGGCTGCGCCGAGAACGGTTTAGAACCGCCTGGGCAAGCCCAGGCAATAATGCTGCCCGCACTTCGCGCCAAGGCGCGGCGGGACAGGGGTTAGCGGTGGCCAACAGAAAGCATTCCAACGCAACACCGCCAACTGATAGTGATTTTTTGGCCATCACAGCCGGTTCCGTCAGTAAGGCGCCTTCCAGTTGCTGCGGCGAGCCGCTGGCCAACACCTCGTAAGACTTAACAGCCTGGCCAGCGACGCGCCTTCGCGCCTTCACGCGCCGGCCTGCGGCCTGGTCGGTCGCGCAAGCGCTCCAGTGAACAGTGCGGGGGGTGGGCATAGCGCATTTGTCAGCCTGGAAGCTCCCCAAGCGCCGCCACGAGCGATTTAGAAGCAAATCCAGGGCAGCACCAGGCGTTGCCCTTTGAGCCTGCCCAGCATCGAGGCGTTCGCGTATGGCATATGCGACTGACCTGGCCAACATGAAACAAGCCGGCGGTGCCTGGTTTCAGATTGCTATTGAGGTAAAAGCGTTTATTGTAGGTTTGTAGAAATGTAGCTATCCGCAAGCCTGAATAGATCGGCCTGACTGGCTACGCTGATGGAGCAACGTCACATGATTGACCCAAACGATAATAAAACCCTGGACCTGGTCGAAGTGGTAAGCGGCCGGCCTGTCCTGCGCCAGGTTGAAGTCATGCCGGCGCCGCCACCGGTTAGCGACTACCGCCGGCAGCCAGGTGAGTGACGAGCCTGGTCAAGCCGCGTGATGGGAAAAATATTTTTCTTTAAATGTAGAAATGTAGAAATGTACGCTGTAGGATTGTCCCACCAACGCACAACGGAGCATGACCCGATGAAAGCCAAAATTACCAACCAGACCACCGCCGCCACCAGCCAAATGGGTTTTGGTTATTACGACAGTTTCGGCCGTGAAATCGGCATGATGACGTGTGTGTGGGAAGTCGACGTGGTCGAGGTTGACGGGGTGGCGATCACCTATCACACCGGCTTTTCTGAACCTGGCCATTACTTTGCCGCTGAGACTCAGGCGACCCGAAACGGCAAAGCCTACGGCGCTTCGCAGCGGGATCAATATTTCAAAACCTGTGAGGAGCGCGACGTATACCTGGCCCGTCGCTGGGCTGACAGCTTCAAGGCGGCGAAAAAGAAAGGTGCCGCCTGACTCGTTTTTTCTATTTGTCTATAAATGTAGAAATGTAGGTTTTGCCAATCCAGGCAGGACCTACCAGGCACATCCTGGAGCCGACCCCATGCCTGTATCGAATCAAATCATTCTAGACTTTCGCAACAATCTGAAAGCCGGCAATGGCCCCCAGGTTTCCGCCCTGCGCGCGATCCAAATCAATGGCCAGGGTGAGTCGGTCAAATTCGCGCAGATTCTGGAGGTGATCGAGGCCGAGGAAGCCTACGCCGAGGCGAACGCCCGGCCATTGGACGAGCTGACGCTTTTGGAAGAACTGGAGCAGGTCGGCAGTATCCGCCGGGGCCAATGCGTGCTGGTTGTCCGGGATGGGTACTGCGTTATGTCGGCCGGCTATGGTCAATCGCACTGCGTGGCCATCAGCGTGACCGATAAAACCCGCCTGATTGCGCACTGGTCGGGATTTGTCGAGAATCAGAACAAGGGTTAGGGGCTACGCGGAAAGCCCCGGGCGACGGGCTATGACTGAATAAAATATATTTATAGAAATGTAGAAATCTATTGTTATCCGTACCTAAAAGGTACATAATGCAGCCCATGGGAAGCGCAGCCGGCGCGACCCGAAGCCCGAAAGGATGCTACAAAATGTCTACCGAACGTGAACAACTGGAATTGGAAAAGCTGGCCGTAGAGATCCAAAAGTTCATGGCTGAATGCCGCAAACTGAACGCCGAGGCTACCAAGTTCAAACGGGAATCTGAGTGGTATCCCTTCGCGGCTGGAGCCGGTCTAGTGACCGCGATTGTCGCCACCGTCACACTGTTTATTAAGTTCTTCGGATGATGCACCGGCCCCGCGAAAGCGGGGTCACGTCCAGCCCCCAGCGACCGATGGTGGCCTAGAACCTTGTTTTTTGCCCCTGCTGGGGGCACATTACCCCCAAGGGCTGCGCAATAGGCGCGGCCCGCACCTGAAAGGATGACCAACCATGAATCAAGCCCAGCCCCAAGGCATGCAGCTGGAACAGCTTCACAGCGACGTTGCAGCCTTTAATGAAGAAATGCGCCAGGCTCAACAAGCCCCCGCCTATTCGCGCTATCGCACTGGCCTGGTGCCGTTTGGCCTGGGTGCCGTTGCCGCCCTGGCAGCGTTCGCCGTGACCGCCCTCCTGCTGAAAATCTGATCCCTAACCACGGCCCCACGCATTGCTCGGGGCCTTTGGCTGTCGCTATGAAACGAATTAAAAGCTATGCCCCGCCATCGGTGGAGGATCTGTTGCACCTTAAATCTGACCTGGGCTTTACCAGTCCGCAAATGGCTGACCTGTCTGGATTGGCCCAGGGCGGGCAATGGCGCAAGTACACGGGCGGCGAAAAACCCCGTTCTATGGGAATGCAAATGCACTTCTATATGGCTGCATTGTTGACCCTTACCGACGACGAGCTGTCGCGCGTGATCAGCAAAATGGGCGAGCAGGGCGCCGCCGTTGAGCTTGGGCCGCTCCCTGCTGGACCTTCTGTAGGTAAATAGAAAGATACAATTGTATTAATGTAGGAATTGGCTATTTCAACAGTGCCACACTATGAGCGGGAAGCCCCCAGCCGCCCGTGTGTGGCTGATCCCGGCCAATGGTACGACTTGACGCTTAAAAACAGCAGCAACTATAAGTAAACTTAGAAAGTTTGCAACTTATTAAGGTTTATTATACTTTCTAATATTATAATATTTGTTGAAAATAGTTTGCTTGTGCTCTTGTGCTTCCCTTTTTAAATGTTATCGTATTTATAGCGGGGGTAAACATTGAACCTTATAAGGTTTCTTATAGTGGTGATATGCCTGCGAAAAAATCTAACAATAAGAGGGCGTTTATGAAAAAACCGAAATATTTGTATAAAATAATAAGAGTTGTTGTGTGGGTTGTTTTGACGGTGCTGCAAGGTGGGGATGTGCCGGTGGGTGATGGCCCACAAGGCCCGCAGGGTGGGCCTTTAAGGCCGGTGGAACGGCTGATTTGTCAGCCGGAGGTGATGCCTCAACATCGTTAACGCTGCCGCACTAAAAATAAGAAAGTGACCATGATGGTCTCTTTTTTTTGCCTGCGAAACAGTGAAATTTCCAAGTTGGGAAGGCCTCCAGATATTATAATATGTGACGTCCTGTCGGGATGAGCCAAACCTTACCAGGTGCAAGCGGTCTATCCAGATATACCCAACTTATTAAAGGCCGAAAAATGAATAGCGCTGCGCAAAACAAAGACCTGGAACAGTGGCGGTTGTTATATGCGGACCAGGTCGCCCTGGTCAAAGACCCGCAAGCCCAACAGCGGTTGCTGATCGAGTTGGCCTACACGTTGCACGCCCAGGGTGTGGTTAATGCCGGGGAACTGGTGGACCTGCTGGAGCAGGCCGACGCCGCTTATGCGTGGGGAGTTGAGGAAGGCGAGCAGGCGTGACCCGTCACTACGGCTTTGAAGTGCAAAAGATGGCCATTTGAAATCTTCACGTTTGAATGCCTTGCGCTTTAGTAAACTTGCCGTCCCAACTGACGTAGACCTGATTTTTTGCATCATCCCCCGTTCGGTTTCGTTGTTGTGTAAACACTCCGCATACGTATAAAGGAAACCTGCTTTGCCAACACATAAACAGACTGAAAAAGCTGTGGTGGACGCTCAACACGTTGTCGTCAATATCGCTGAAAACGAAATTCCAGGGTGTGCCAATCAACATCGGCCCAAGGGGGGTTCGCGTGTTTAAAATTGACCTTGAACTCATCACATTGGGGGCAATGGCCGTTTGCGTGGTCGCGGGCACTTTCCTTGATTATCGCCAGGCGTCTAACCAGGACCTTGAGAAAAAACAATCCCTGGTATCGGTTCCTGAGCCGTCGCATGAACTGCCGATTAGCGGCCCTGCCGCATGTTGCCGATTGGCTGAGCGGATAGACTTACCGTGTAGCGTAGGCGCCGTGGGTGAAGTCGTGCGCCCCGCCGGCTGTGAACGTATGGCCGACGTAACGGCGGAAGTCGCCTAAAGTGTTCGTCGTATAACTTCCATGAAAGGAGCCCTGCCCATGCCTGTGATGATCAAGACGCCTCTGTTCCAGGCCGATCCCGCGATAATGGCTGAGCTGCGCAAGATCCCAATCAAAGAGCTGTTCCGATTGCCGCCGCTGTCGGCCGAGGATCAGGCCCGGGCTGACCGTATGGAGGCGCTGCGCGCTGAGCTGGTGGCCCAGCTGAGCGCCAATCCGAACTGGCGTGATGCCTTGCCGGAACAGTTCTACACGCCCTACACCTGGAACAGGTCCTGGATTCTTGGCGATGTCTGAGCAAACCCCCCACCAGTTGGCGGCCTATGCCGAGGTCAGTGACGCCCTGGACCTGGAAGGCTACGGCGATCTTTTGAAGGGCCAGGCGGTGGACGTGCGCGACGCCGTGGCCCAAATGCAGTTGGACGCCGAGCAGATGACCGCGCGGGCCGCGCGACTGCGCCAGGTGTTGGCAGAAGCTGACGCCAGGGCCGCCGAGGAACGCCGCGCGGCTGATCTTGAATGATCCGCGCGTTACCCGTCACGAACTGAACAGGAAAGGAGCCCGCGCCGATGCTTGACACTGAATGGCTTGAGTTCGACAAGCTGCCGCCGCTGACTGACGCCCAGGTGCAGGCGGGTGCGCGGCCGGGGGAAACCTGGGAGCAAGCGCGGTGCCGCCTGGAGGCGGCGAACCTGGCATGCCCGCCGGCCAAAGAGAATGCAGACCCGGGCGCTGATTACACGTTTTCTGGCCCGGCGGATGAATGCGAAGGCTTGGACGGCCGGCCCATCCAGTGGCAGCCTGGCGAGCTGGGCGACCTGCCGCATTACCCATAACGAACCCAACGAGAAAGGAACCCCCGCAGCCTCGATCCCGCGCGCTACACTGGCCGCACCATCTGACTGTTAAGGAGTACTTATGAGCTTTGCCCATATCGGTAAAATCAAGGAAGTAAGCGACCTGATTGAAGCCAATGAGCTGATCAAGGCGGGGGCCGAGCTGTTGGCCATCGTGCCCGGCTGGACCGCTGACAACACGCCTTGCACATTGTTTTACCTCGGCCAAGCGCCTGAAACAGCTAAGCAGCCGAGCCAGATACCGGAGGGCGGCGGCTTTCAGCGGGAAGTAGCCCAGCCGCCGCGTTACTAATAACGCACCAACAGGAAAGGAACCCCCACCCCAGCGCCCGCTGTGCTTACAATGGGCCACCATCACACGGAGCGTTTCCTATGCAGTTGCATGAAGTGAAAGAAGTGAAGTCGGTGTCGTCCACTAATTCAGCCAATGACGCCTTGTCGCAGGGTTGGACCTTGATAGCGGTGGTGTCAGATGAGAAAGGCGCGCGCTACGTGTTGGGCAAAGGCGAGGCGCCGCCAAAAAAGGAAAACCTCGGCGTGATGATGCCCGAGCGGCTGCGCAAGTGAGCCGGCGTTACCAATAACGCCGCTTATGTTCAAAAGGCCCCCCCACTTGATACCAAGTCGGGGGGCTTTTTTTGTGCCCGTGATCATCATTTTTAGGTAAAGTGATATATCATTTTTAGGCAAAGTGATTTTACGCGCAGTCCGCCACTCACTCGCAAAGAGAAACCGTCCCTATGAGCCTGTCCCGATACACCCACCAAGACCTGGTGCAAGGCGATAACGCGATCAAAGAAGCCCAAATTGCCTTGCAGTGCCTTGTCCGAGAGGTTTACCCGGTCGGTACCGAGGTCGCCGTCAAGATAGGCCGCCACCTGGTGCGCGTCGCCATCGCAGGGCACAACCAATCCTATTGGTACGGGGCCGGTTATCTGTACGGCGTCAACGTGGCCACCGGAAAAGAGCGCCGCTTTCATTACAGCCAGATTGTCAGCGTGTGACCGGTCACACGGACCCTAGGAAAGGAGATTGAGCCATGCGGCGCTATCACATCTATTTCAGCTCAACCCATGAATTCAGCGGCCAGGCCCGGGAACATACCCGCGTCATTGAGCTGGAACACCCGATTGAATACGACAGCGATATTGTCCTGGTGCAGAAACTGGCGGCCACGCTGGTGGATGGGGCCAAAGACACCATGCTGACCAGTTGGCGCGAGCTTAAAGGCGCCCAGCGCCCGGCGCGCCGTCGTCTTGAAATACCCCCCGCGATCTGAACAGGAGATTTGCCCATGTCTGCGCCTGCACTGCGTGACCTGACCCGGCCGCTATTGGCCTTTTGGGTCGGGGATGACGACATTTACGCCACCGAGGATGACGCCCAGGCGCTGGCCCTGGCCAATGCCATCGCCGGTCCTGGTGCCTATACCCTCTGCGACGTGTCGCCGGTCTCGGCCGAAACGCTGGATGATCGCTTGTGCGACGATACCGGCCGCCTGGCCTGGACCCTGCGCGGGCTGCTGATGGATCAGAAAGAGCCCGGCTACCTGGCGGGGTATGAGCAATGAGCGCAGCGCCGGAAAAGCCGGTGAGCTTTGCGGCCGTCGCCCAGGCGGTGTTTGATGCCAACCCGATGTTGCCGCCCTGGGCCCCGTGTTCGCCAATCGGCCAATCACGCCTGTGGATTGGCGACCCGCTGTTGCGCGCGGCGCACCGGTTCGTGGCGGCGCGGCCGTTCACCGGGCCCCGCGCGCTGATGCGCCGGTTTGGCGTCGGCTTGCAGCGCGCGCGCTGGCTGCTGGTGGCCCTGGAAGAAAAAGGCGTGGTGCGTGGCCATTGGGGCCGCCTGGTGGCACGCGGCGAGCTGGACGGGCGCGAGGTGTTATCGTTTCGGGTTTATCGGGTCCAGTCCTGGGCCTGGGCGGATCTGCAAAAGGGGTTGGTTTGATGGCCGCAAAAAAAGCCAAAGCCCCGGAAGGGTTGACCCTGGAGCGGTTGCAGTCGCTGGAGGCGCGCGCGCTCAAGTTGGTCGCGGCGATTGAGAAGGTCGAGAACGCCGACGACCTGGAGGAAGCCGGCGATTATGTGCGTTGGTGGGTTGGGCGGATGGTGGAGGCCGGTTATCACCCGGTAGCCGCTGAAGGCTTTGCCGCGCAGGGCCGCCGCGCGGTGGCCGACGCCCAGGTGCGCCTGGGGGTGCAGCGTGACGCGCCCGGGTTGCCGAAAAGCGAGGCCGGGCCGCTCGATGCCGGGTATTTCAAAACCCGGCTCAAGGGAATGATTGCGGTGCTGTCGAACTACAGCGCGACCGAGTTGGCCCGCGAATGCGCGCGCCTGGCGCGCCGTGCCGACCCGCGCGTGCTGCAAGAAGATGAATTTCAGTGACCGGCCCCGGCCTTCACTTGCTACCCTGCGCGCAGCAGCTGGGCCACGGTGGCCACCAGCTGCGCGTCAGACGAATGAGGCAAGTGCATGCGTAAGGGATTCCACGAGGCTGACCTTGAGCCCCTGGTGGCCAGCGGTGCGGTGCGTGAGTGCAAAGTATCGCGCGAGGGTAAGCGCTGGGCGGTATGGGTGCGCCTGGGCGGCCCCGGTTCTAAATGGATGCCGGTGCGCTCACAGCGCGAAGCGGTGCGCACCTGGGCCAGCCTCGACACCCTGGAGCGGTTCACGTCGGGGCTCGGTATCGTGTCGTTTGCGGTGGAGTCGTGACCGGTCACACGCCTTGTTGTTTCGCGGCTTTGTCCAAGGTTTCGGCCAGGATAATGGCCACCGTGCTGAGCGAGCTGTAGAGCCTGGTTAATTCCAGTTCCGGCGCGCTGGCCGGCGTCCGGCGGTATGTTTCGTGGTCGCGGCGAAAGCTGGCCAGGGTTTCCAGCTCAAATGGGGATAGGTCCAGGGTAATCGACATGGCAAAACCTCGGCAGCGTGACGGGTAACGATACGGTGGTGATACGGAAATAGCGGGCACAAAAAAACCGCCATTGGAGGGGCGGTTGATTTGTGCGTACCGAATTGGAGTTCGGTTTGCGGTTCGCTGAAAGCGCTGACGAATCGAGCATAAATTACGATTGTGCATTTGCGCAATACGTTAATGGATATTAAACCCGTATATGTCAACGTTGGTTCGCCCTATCGAGTTTTATAGAAGGACTCATAGAAGCCTCATTGAATCGTCAATTGAAATCAGCGAACTGTAGCGAAATCCACGCAAATGCGGCTGATTGGGCCGGATTGTGGCTGTTATGGCCGTGCTGGTCGGTATTGTATAGAACGTCACGAGTGCGCGCAGTCAAGTGTTTGGCGCGAAATTTCATATTTATTTCAAAAAAGCACTAAAGTGCTTTTTTCTGTCGTGGGTTTTGCGGTATTACATAAGCCGTGGGCAGGTAATGCCCTGGCCCCTTCTGCCGCGTCTGGAAAACGCGCCGGGATTTAGGAGGGCCGACAGACACCTGGCTCGCTGAAAGCGCTGACACCTTTCAGTAGAACCGCTGCCTTGCCCGGTAAGGGCGGCGGGGCCAGGCTTCTTTGAGGAAGCCGCTTATGCGTCTCATCAAATTGAGTTGCCGCGTCGCGTGGGAAGGTTTCTGCGCGCTCGTAAAGGTCGCCCAGGGCTACCGGATGTTTGCCTGGCTGCGCGATCATTACGACGACTTTTAACCGGAACAGGCCCCGCACTTGCGGGGTTTTTATTGCGGCAAATAAAAAGCCCCGCCAGGTGCGGGGCTTGGTATTTCATCAGCGGTGCTTTTCTTTCAGCAGTTCAAACCCTTTTTGCAATGCTTCGCCCATCTTGTAACCGTGTTGAGCCGCCCATACTTTCAGCTCCGCACGAAATTCGGCGGTGACTTCGGTATTAAGCCCAACCTTTGCTGTTTTGGCCGGCGCCTTTGTGTAGTTGGTCAGTGCGGTTGTTTCGTTTAGAGACTTTGGCGGCTCGCCCTTATCGCTGGTGCGGGGCTTTGGTGCTTTTGGCAGTGCTGTTGTATCGACTGCTGCGGTAGTCGTTTTGGCCATGATCTTTTTCCCCTATCTGTCTAAATCGGAATCAGTTTACCAACTGGTCGATGCGGTCAATTATCCCGCGTATCCAGTCGTTTGCCTGTTTTTTAGGTCCTGGTGCGCGCACTTCGGTTACGGCTCTGCCCTGGTCATGCGCCTGGCCATAACATGTCATGATCGACAAGAATCCTGGGGAGGCTTGGAAGCCAGCTTTTTCCAGGTATGCGCGGGCGTCGGCGATTTCGGCTAGGCTTTTGCCCATATTGGTAAGCGGAAATAGAATCCGTTCCGGGCTTATTCCGTGTTCTTGTACCAAGAGCATCGCCAGTGTTACGGACGGCTCCAAATCGTCCAGGCTATTGCCAGACGGGATCAGGATCAAGTCAGCGGCCTTGGCCAAAACAGCCGTTTCATCTGACGCGAAGCCTTTGCCGTCAAAAATCACCAGGTCATAGTCATCGCTTGCCGCCAATGCTCTTGCCGCAGTCGGATGAAGCTGCAAGTCAATGGCGGGCTCAATTCCGCGCGCCTGTCTGCGAAGGGCCCAGCGCCCGGCGGTCGCTTGGTTTGCGTCGAGGTCGGCAAGAAGGGTTTTCCAGCCACCTTTGGTATAAGCGACCGAGAGAGCCCGGGACAAGGTCGATTTCCGAGTACCCCCTTTTTGCGCCAAGATTGCTACGCGTAGAGCCATGATGCCCCCTCAAAAAACCTATTTATGTAGAAAAGTAGTTTTATAGTGCCTGAGCCGAGTCTAGTCTTGCGGCGACTGGCGTGCAATATTTTTCTACTAATATATTAATGTAGAAATCTACTTATTTGTTTCGCGGGGAATGGGTGGGGGGATCACCCGCCGGGCCAGGTTTATGACGGCGGGTGTGTGCGGCTCAAGAACGGCCGTGGCGATGATTGAGGTTGTCGATATAGCGAGGATCTAGGGTAGCAGGGCCACGTGATCCGCCGGCCATCGTGTCATAGTCCAAGGTAGCGCCGCTACCTGAAGGCATATGATGCTGTTTGTAATATAAAGCGCCTGTCAGTCCTACAACGGCCACCAGGGCAAGCGCTGCAATCGCCCTGGTTTTAAGTACGCCAAAGTTAAAAGCTCTGGCAATCATATGGCTTTTGGTTTTTGCCCCCAGCTTGTTTCTTATACTGGCTTCGATGAAAGGCAGTTCCTCCCTGCGAACGCCGATAACGCTGGCCAATTCTTCGTTAGATTCCCCGTCTGCCAGGCCCAGCAAGTAACGCAACTCCCTGTTATCAAGTCCTTGGCCGGGCTCTACGATAACTTCTTCACCGATAATCCTTTGGGCTGCCATTGCGCTTTTAGTCCTGTGCCAGCGGGTGCGGTTGCTGCGCCAAAATGGGGCTATTCAGAGAAAGTGGTGCTACAGATGATGGCAATATGCTTGCTACAGACGGTCGCAAACCCGTTACTATGGCAAGCACGCTTTCGGTGCCTTCCGACAGTTGAGAGTACAAAATCTGTACTTCGATCAGGTCAGAATAGTTTGCCTTTCCCTGTTCCAGTAGCTGACCTAGTACTTTTCCTAAAATCCCTGTAAGAGAAACCTGGTATCCCAACCGCTCGGTTAAAACCTTTTGGTGTTCATCATCAAAAATGGCAACAGCGCGAGCGACTGCGTCAGCGGCGTTAACTGCATTTTGTTCCATTAGTAAACTTCCTTCCTAAATATTTGTGTACTTTCAAACTAATAGTTAACTTTATGGGCGAAAAAAAGCCCCTTTCTATGGGGCGGCTGGGTTTATCGGAAACGTGTGATGCTTGTCACGCGACCGATGACGCCCAGTGATTCCAGTTTCGCCGCTTCAATCCGTGTCGGTCGTTGCGCTTCGCCATCCTCGGCAGTCACCGTAAAGCTATCGTCAAGTTCGGGGCAAATCCAGCGAAACCACACTTTATTTTTCACCATCATGGCGAATAGGTCTCGTTCTTCCGGAACTCTGCTTTCACGGTCGATCAGCACGCGGTCACCTTCCAGCAGTACGGGCGCCATGCTCTTATCGGCCACCTTCAAAAGAACTAGGCGATCTGGCTTTAAGCCCATCATGCGTAGATCCTCAATGCTGAATTGCAATGATCGATCTGTAGGGAGGCACACCACGTCGCCTGATGGAAGTGTTACATGAGCGTCTTCAAGGCTGGTAAATAGGCGCGTATCCGCGTCCAGGTCCCGCATATCTTCCGTAAACCCGCATATCCAGCTTGGGCTTACTTTTAAGGCTTGGGCGATCTCTATCAGTTGTTCCATTTTCGGAAGGCGTTTGCCGCCTTCCCAATGGTTGTAGCGTGGGTCGCTCGGCTTTGAGGGCATGCGCGCGCTAACTTCGGAAACCGTCAGTTCCAGCTCCTGGCGTCGGGCTCGAATGCGTCGGGCGATTTCTTGGCGAATGTCCATAGCTTCTGGTGTCCTTCTTGGATCCGTCGTTTTACGTGAGGGTCAAAAATACCCTTTAAGTAATACACAATCAGTTAATTTTGCAAGATTTCGCTTGCGGCAATGTGAATTTATAGCTATAAAATTAACTATTAGTAAAAATATGACTACAAAGTAAATATATAGACCTTTATGGCTACCTTTTTGTATGACCAGTTGTCGGAAAATCAAACGGTTCGCCGGGTAACTCAGCGATTGGGTTTGTTGGGCTTCGCGCGCTTGGTCAAAATCATTGAGGAATGCACTGATAACGGCATGGTGTCGCTGAGTTGGTCCGATTGGCTTGGTCTGCTGGAGTGCAACCGCGAGCAATTCGACGAGCTGTTGGCAGTGCTGAGTAAAGTTGGTGCCTTTCGTGCCAGCCAGGCCGAAGGCATATCAGCGCCGCTGATGTTGACCATGGGGCAATCCCTGCAATTTCTTCTTGCCAAGCCTGATCCTGCGACGGTGATTCACACGCGGCCGGAACAGTGGGAAAGCTGGATCAAAACTGAATTGTGTAGCCCCGCATGGCTCGTTAAAGACGAGACAACCCAAACGCTGTTCCGGCATTGGTGTGCAAGTAACGTATCCCTTGCAGAAGTCACCAGCGCCCTGGAGCTGGCCGCCCTGGCCAAAGACCTTTCGCCTGTAGGCATTCACGAACAAATCAAAACCGCCCGGGCTTCCCGCCTGGTGCAAGCCCGCTCCCGCGCCTAATCAGGCGCGGTTCCCTATTGCCCGCCCTGGGCAACCTGTAGAGACATTGCAATGATTCTTATCGGTCTGTTTGGTGGCTCGCCTGAGTCCCGCGAAGAAATTACCCGTGTAATCACCCGTACCGGCGCTGACGTTGGGGCTTATGGGTTGTCCCCGACCATCGGTTTAAGCGGTCCTGATCGCGCTGAAAAACTCGCTGTAGTGCTACAAGGCCTGGGCGCCCAGGTGAAGGGTGCGACCCTGATAATTACCCACGTCTTGAGCCGCGAAGAAGCCGGCGCCATCCGCGCGCGCGGTGGCCAAATGCTGTACGTGATGGGCGAGCCATCCGACGTTATTCCGCTGCAAAGTGATGACCTGCCCGTCACCGCTATGGCGGGTGGTTGCAGGCACTACCTTGACCCCTTGGAAGCCTATTCCCAAATTCTGCTGTCTGCCGGGCGGGTGCGCTGATGGCGTTCCCCCAGCATGCTTACCGTGACCCGTCACGAATTGCCGAGTCTGACCAGCTGCACCGCATGGGGTGTGCGGGTTGCGCGCGGTCTGAACTGATCCTAGGAAAGTACCTTTGCCCCAATGCCTTGAAGTATCCGGCGTGCCGGACTGACCCGCGCAAAGGCTACAAGTTGTCGGCGGCCGCTGGGGGTGATTCATGAGTGCCCGCCCTGGTCGCCTGGAGCGACTGCTAGAGGCCTGGGCGCGATGGTCCGAAACTGGTGGCCAGGAAAGCACGGCGCCGTCGCTACTGGCTCGCTGGATGGCCGGAAAGGGCCATATTACGTTCGGTGGCGGCTCCTCAGAACCGGGCGACGTGATCGAGGCGCTTATTGAGTCGGCAGTTTTCCGCATGGCTTCCGATGGGGACATGGGGCAATTACGCGCAGACGTGCTGCGCATTGAGTGTGGGGCCGGCGCGCATGCTGTCGCCAGGCGCCGTGGGATCAAGGGGTTTGACCCGCGCACCAAATGCCAGCAGAAAGCGGCCCTTTCCATGGGTATGAGTTTCCGAACCTATTGCCGGCGTTTAGCCGAGGCAAAAAAGTTAGTCAATGACGCGCTCAAAGCCGCGCTATCACCCCGGGAGTGATCTGCATGCACCTGCATTCTCTTTTCCAATGGATGGCCCCAAACCCCAGCGCAGTAAGCGTCCAGGCGCTGAGTGACTTTTGCCGCGAACGCGGTTTCTCTGCGATCCCGTGCACGTCGTCGCATGCTGCCGGCGATGACTCGGAAAGCGATATTGCTGCCTGGGCTGAAAGCCTAAGAAAAAACTACGTCCCCAACTATCAAATGGCTGGCAGTTGGCTGAATGACCGCCGAAAAATGACGGTTCTAATGGTCCTGCCGAAAACCGCCCAGGCCCATAAGCTGTGGTTATCCGGGCTCGATCCGGTGGTTTCAGCGTCCCAATAAAGCCCGCCCTACAGCCCCGCAACGGGGCCGGTTTTAGCCAGCGGCACCACACCCGCAACACCCCATCGCTGCCCGCATTCTGCTGGGCGGCTTTCGGCTGCCTGCTGTTCGGCCGGTGGCCCGTACAAGAGGAATACCCGCCATGGGAAAAACCCTGTCTCTTGAAATTTCAGACGCTGCTATCAGGCGCTATGCCGCTGACCCCGAAATTCGGGAATTGAACGACACCCGCTTACCGTACCGATTCCGCTACGACACCAAACGCCTTGGCGGGTCCTGGCATGTGGTCATAAGCATCAAGGGGAAAAAGCATTGGCGAAAGGCTGGCAGTTTTCCGGCGCTCACTACCAAGGCTTTGAAAGGCGCCCTGCCCGGGATCATGGCCAGGCTCTACAGCGATCCTAAAAGCGCGTCTGCCACGGTCGGGGCTTACCAGGTACTCAACGACGTGTTGGTCTGGTTTGAGGCTCGCATGGCCCTGGACCGCAATCTATCGACCAAGCGCAAAGACACCCTACGTTCTGCCATCAAATGCCACTTACGGCCGATGCTTGGCGGCCTGGATCTGATCGAATTAACCCGGGGCAACCTGGATAGCCAACTGTTGTGGCCGCTGCAATCGCGTTACTCGCTGCCCCACGTTCGCCTGGTCTGGCAAGCATTGAAGGTGATCACCAAGAAGGCGACAAAGGCCGGAATGATCGAGGCCGATCCCATGGCCGGGCTGATGTTCTCTGATTTTATTCCTACCAGCATCAAGGCCAAGGATTCGCGCCTGCGGGCAACCCTTATACCTGGATTGATACAGGCGTTTGCCACGGCTTGGGAGCGTGACCCGTCACAAGTGATGCTTGCGGTACTAATGTTGGCGTTTGGTACGCGCTTGGGCGAAACCCGCCAAGCAAAATGGACGCACTTTGATGACCTGATTTGGCATATCCCCCAGGGCACGGCGAAAACCCGTGTTTCCCACAACCTGCCGATGACCGCTCAAGTTAATGCCCTTCTGAAACGCTACCGCCAGGCCCAGCACGACCGGGGTTATGACGGCGCGTATCTGTTCCCTGGGAAGCGCACCAAGCGGCCAATCACCGAGCGTCAAGCCTCTGAGCAATTCGCCCGGTTGGGTGGCGGCGACTGGACAAGTCACGACCTGCGCAAAGTGGCCGCTTCCACCTGGTTAGACCTGGGCGTCGATACCCTGATTATTGATCTGCTGTTGAACCACAAAGTCAAAGGGGTGAACCAGGCCTATATCCATACCCATGCCGAGGAACGTAAGCGCGACGCGATGGAGCGTTGGCATGCCTGGATGGATGATCGAGGTTTTGCCTTGCTCCACGGGTAGACAATCGGGAGACGACAAGAAAAGTAAGCAGGGCCTTACGCCACGGACGGCGCGGCTTTGCGGCCATTTCTCGCTTCCATAGCTTAGGAGGAAGTTGTTTTTACTAAAAGTATTGAAATACACTTTGCGTAAATCGGGAATTAACACTTTGTTTGTTCCCTTTACGTCGAGGGGAACGCATGAAACGAAAACCGAAGCCCGGCACATTGCGCACCGGCCAAACGTTGTATTTCCTGACGCATCCAATGGGTAGCGCTGATTGTCGATTTTCTGTCGGTTCGGTGCATGTCATGTCAGATGCTTTACCGGATCCAGATGAGGGGCAAAACGGCCCGTATCCGCGTCGCTTTCTGGCCGCCCATCTATCCCTTGTTCCTGGCTCTTTCTCCTACAGCCGCCGAGATATGGAAGCCCGCGCCAAGCGGGCGAACCATGAGCTGGCTGTGGTGAATGTGCAGATAGGCCAGGTTGTTAAGCAGCTGGCTGCGCACCTGGTTGACGTTATCAAGATCAAGAAGTCTGTTGCGGAGGCCTTGCAATGAGCCGTGGCCTGCTGCTGTTCGCCGGTTGCTCTATGGCGTTGTTGGTGGGCTGTAGTGATCCCAAGGGCGCCGAACGCGTCCTGGCCGCCAATGGCTATACCCGCATCGAGGCCGGCGGTTTCGACCTGTTTACGAGCTGTGCGGCCACTGACGTAAGTTCTACGCCGTTTAAAGCGTACGGGTCCAATGGCATGCCGGTTACTGGCCGCGTGTGCCATGGGATGTTTGAGGGCTCTGTGGTGAGGGTTGATTGATGGGTGAACACGTCGACCAATCGCGGGCGGATAACGTCAAATTGGCCCAGCTGTACAGCCTGATAGCTGATAGCAGTCATGCGCTGACTTTCCAGACCTTTGGGCAGTATCGGAACGCTCTTTTGGAGGCTGCGCGGCGCCTCATGCGTGAGCCGTTGCAAGTGCCGAAAATAGAAGTGCTGGCCTGGGCTGGGCCGGAACATGCCCAAAATGTTCTGTTTATCGGCGGCCCGGCTGATGGCCGGCGTATGCGTGTTGATGCGGTACAGCGGGACCTGATGATTTCAGGGCGGATATTCAGAGGCCTCGGCGGTGATGAAGCCAGGTTGAATGTGCGTTATTTGGCTGTCGAGCTGCGCAGCGGGCCAGCTCTTTCTTGCTGGGCATATGTGGCCGATTCCGTGCGCAGTCCGATGGAGGCGCTTGCAGAAGGTAATTCCCTGTATTCGATGGTTAACGGTTATCGCGGTGAATCGTCGTGATAGAGCGGGACCCGCGCACGCCTGAGGCAATCCGTAAGCAGGCCCAGCGCGACCGCGAGGAAGCCATGGGCATTGATCGCCGGGAGGTCAAACAGTCCTGGCGCGAGCGCGGCATGGCTGACTTCTGCGCCTATGTGCGCGGCGGTGACAGCCCTTACGACTTCAACGAATACGTGAACACGCTTATTCGGCGCGATTACGAGAAGCTGCGGGCCGAGTTGACCGAGCTGCAAACCAGGGCATGCCAGCAGTGCAAGCGCTCATTGCCGACTGAGTGCGCTGGCCGCTTCCCTGGTGAGGCGACGTGCTGGAAGTTGCGCGGCGGCTTCGATTTGATGCTGTGACTGGTCACAGACGTACTAAAAACATAGTTAACAATAAGTAAAGTTAAAAATTTACTAAAAGTTTGACAGGTCGTGGCAACGTCCTATAAGATTTTGTCTAGCGTGGTGAATCCACCGAGAACGCAGACTGTTTTGCCCCTCCTGACCTTCCTGGTCAACCTGCTGCAACCGGCTACCCTGGCCGGTTTTTCATTCCGCTTCACTGCATCGCCTGCTTTCCCTGTAGTCCTACTGTCTTCGCCCGGTCCCCCCTGACCGGGCTTTTTTTTGTCTGGAGTTTTTCGCATGTCCAAAGCTGTCGAAGTCGTAAAGGACGCGGTCCAGGCAACGCCGCCCGTTTACGTGGCCGCACAAACCCTATTTTTCGGGATGCCGCTCAATTTTTGGGCGTCATTCTTGGCCATCGTTTATACGGTGCTGGTCATCCTCAACCACATCCGTAAGCAGTGGTTGCCCTGGATCGCTTCCAAGCCATGGCAGCGCGGGCAGTGGTGGAAATGATCAAGCTACCGCGCGGGCTTGTACTTGTCCTGGGCGGTTCCGCCCTGTCGCTGGTTGTGTCCCTGGTTCAATTCTTTGAAGGCGTCCGCTATGACGCTTACCAGGACCTGGGCGGCGTCTGGACTATCTGTTATGGCCACACCGGCCAAGTTCGCCCAGGTCAGCACGCCACGGCCGCCGAATGTACGGCCTACCTAAAGGCCGACATTGACGTGGCCCTGGCGGCAGTTGATCGCCTTATCACCGTGCCGTTACCCGCCACACGCAAAGCCGGGCTTGCCGACTTTGCACTCAACGGCGGTTCGGGGCTGCTGGCTAAATCCTCTATTCGCAGCAACTTGAACGCCGGCAACACGGCGGCCGGGTGTGCGGCTATCTCGCTGTACGTCTACGCGGCCGGGAAAGATTGCAGGGTCAAGGGATCGGGCTGCGAAGGGATCGTTACACGGCGCAGCGTTGAGCGCTGGCTTTGTGAGTTAGAGCAATGAGTTTTTCCAACCTATGGGCGCGGTTCCGCGCTCTGTTCGTCACAACCGCCAAAAAAGGGGCTTTCAATTTGGACTCTCAACCAATCGACACCGCAACCGCCGCACCTGCCGCACTGGCTGCCAGTGTTCCGGGTGACGCTGTCGTGGCTGTTACTGCTGACGCTACTGTTTCCGCTGCCGCCGCCATTGCGCTCGCCAGTCCGGCGTTGCTCGGCACCACTGGCGCTTTTCTTGGTGACATCGCCTCGGCTGTTGCTGGCCAGGTCGCTGCCGGCGCTCCACTGCTTGCCACCGCTGACAATTCGCCTGTGCCTGCTGTGCCGGCTGCTGTTGCGCCGGCTGATGCTGATGACGACAAAGAGGACGGCGACGAGCTGGAAAACCTCAAGGCCATTACCGCCGGGGGCTCTGAACTGTTCCTGACCGTGCTGAAAGACCTGGTTTCGTTTGCCATCGGCCTGGGCCATGACTTTGAAACCGCGTTTGACGCAGGCGCGGCCCGCGCGAAAACGCTGGTCGAAAAGCTGTAATGCGTACAGCGCTTGCCGTTCTACTGGCGGCGCTGTTGCTGGTCGGCGTGCTGGGCTTTTTCGGTTACGAGCTGCACAAGCTGACGGCTGATTCAGTCCAGACCCACGCTGACCTGGCTGTCGCGCAGAAGGCCAACCAATCGCAGGCCAATGCCCTGGCGACCCTGGAGGCCGACCGCGCGGCAGATGCCGCCCAACTTGCCGACCTGTCCGGCAAGCTGGACGCCATAGGCCAGGCCCAGCAGACCAAACACCGCGCATTCGCAAAGGTGGTGGAAAATGCGACACCTGCTGTTAAAGACTTGCTTAATAGTAAGTTGCCTGACGCTGCTTTGCAGTTGTTCCCGCGTTCAACCGCAACAGATAGTGCAAACGCAAGTAATAAGCCTATCAATCCCTGACGCATTGTTAACGCCTTGTGCGTTACCTGGGATGGAAGGCGACACCGTGAGCGATCTTATTAACTTTGCAATTGACCAGGGCGCCGTTATTGCGTGCTACCAGGCAAAGCAAGACGCTGTCAGGGCAAAAGTTAATAAGAAGAACGGTTAATTGTTTTTGGGATGACCATGCCTGATCTTTTTAATATTTCAGTACGATCTAATATCAAGGAAATCAGTAGAAAGCTCTCGGGCGTGGCAACCAAGCAACTGAAATTTGCTACAGCGCTGGCTTTGACGGAACTGGCCAAAGAGGTCCAGGCCGATGAAGCCGACAACATCGCGCACACATTCAACAGGCCCAAGGCGTTCACCAAAAACGCCGTGGGCATGCGAGGCGCGCGCAAGGATGACTTAACCGCCATTGTGTTTGTTAAGCCGATTGCCGCGCGCTATTTGCAGCCGTATGAAGACGGCGGCAACCACGTATTGCCAGGCCGGGCGCTGCTGAACCCCAAGGATATCAAGCTAAATGCCAACGGCCAGTTGCCGCGTGGCGTGCTGGCCAGGCTTAAGGCCAGGCCGGATATCTTTATTGGTCCGGTACAGACGAAGTCCGGCCCGGTCAACGGTGTTTGGCAGCGGATCCCGGCCGCCAAGAAAGGCGCACAGATGCGCCGTCGTGTGGCTGCTGCGGTTAACACGGCCGCACACCTCAAATTACTAATTCGGTTTGGCGATGCCATCCCGGTAACCAAACGCCTCAATTATCGAAGCCGCGCCCAATCGCTTGTGAGTCGCCGGTTTAATTCGGTGTTCTCTGCTGCTGTTGGTAAGGCTTTGGCCACGGCAAGGTAATTATGGATTTGTTCTGTTTTGCTCTACTTATTGCCGTTGCTATTTTGAATGGCGAACATGATTAACTAACCTGGATATAACTATGCACAGTGTGTTGATTGCCCTGGCCGCGCTTATTTGTTTGTCGGCATTTATTGTTGTCGTTTGTCATATCAACGACGAGGACATGACGCCGGTAGCCAAGACTTTTTCAAGTTTGTTTATTGGATGCTGCGCCCTGGTGCTGACAATCCAGGTTTTTATTGATCATCCAGGGCAAACCGCCTTGGCCAGCGTCCAGGGCTATGCGCCGTCGAGTGTTCCGCCGGCTGAATCGCAGTCGCTTGCGACGGTGGCCGCGCCGGTTACTGAGCCCCGCACCGTTGTTGCTGCGCCTGCTGGCCAAGTCGTCACGCAAGTGGCTGCACCATCGGCAGTAGTCCAGGCAGTGGCACAGCCTGAGCGTGATTCGTCGGTCAAAGACATGTTGTTGGGTGGTGCGCTTGGGTACGCGCTGGGGTCTGGTGGTCGCGGTGGTGAAACTCACACCGTGACGAATAACACGACCGTCGTACATTCCGCGCCGTTCGCGCCTTCGGCACCGGCCGCGACGTATCGCCCGGCAGCGCCTGCGCCTGCGCCGCGACCAACTGTTGCGGCTGCACCGCGTCAGACGTTCAAAAGTACGTTCTCTATGACCCGCTCGGGCCGTCGATAAGGGCGCTCCCTGGCCCTGTCCGGGGTGGTCAACAGCGGGGGGGGAGTGCCTGACCCCCTCCCCCCCTATGTTGGGTCCCTCCTGGCCCTCCTTGCAGCGTGGGCATTGCGCGCCACGCTGCGGCCCCAGCTAAACATTTTGAAAATTGGGTAACAGTCAAAAAATGGCCGTAGTCAATCAAGCGGAATTTGCCCGACTGATGGACGTTTCCAGAAAAACGGTCACGACCTGGAAAGCCCGTAATTTACTGGTTCTCGCCGGGGATTTGGTCGACGTGGAAGCGTCGAAAAAGGTCCTAAAAAAATACCGCCGTGAAGGCCTTCCCGCTGTTACCTCAAAAACGGTCGCCGCGCGCAAAACCGCGCGACCAGGTAACAGCGCAGGTAACGCGAAAAAGCCGGCGGCAGGTAACACGAATCCGGCGCCGCGCGCGCCAAGAAAAAAGCCCCCGCCAGAACCAGGAACGCCCGAATTTGAGGCGGAGGAATTTGTGGCCAGCGGCGCCGCAAATCTGACCCTGAACGAAGCCAAGCGGGTTAAAGAAAACTACTTGGCCAAGTTGCGGCAACTGGAGTTTGAAGAAAAGGCCGGATCAGTGGTGGAAATCGCCATGGTTGAAAAGGCCCTGTTTGAAGGTTCGCGCGCCCAGCGTGACGCCTGGTTGAACTGGCCCGCAAAGGTCGGCCCCCTCATTGCCGCGACGCTCGACGTTGAGGCGGATCTAGTAGTCGAGACGTTGACCGAATATGTCCATAAGCAAATTAGCCAGCTCGGTGAGCCGGAAATGGCACTCGGCCCAGGATAAGTTCGCGCACCTGGTCGCCACCATCCGCAAAGGTTGGACCCCGCCGCCACGTATCAGCGTGCCGGAGTGGGCCGACACTTACCGCCAGTTGGCCAAGGAGGCGGGCAGCACGTCCGGTAAGTGGGAAACCGCCACGGTAGAAATCGGGCGCGGCCCCATGATGGCCGTGACTGAGCCCGGTGTGCATATCATTTCGGTGATGGTCAGCACGCAGTTGCTTAAAACCGCACTGCTGGAAAATGTGTTCGGTTACTTCGCGCACCTGGACCCCTGCCCAATCCTGCTATTGCAGCCCAAGGAGGCGGCCGCCGAACAGTTCTCGAAAGAGCGAATCAGCCCCCTAATACGGGTTACACCGGTTCTGCGGGAGCTGATTGGCGACGTTAAAACCCGGTCCGGCGACGATACGTTGCTATACAAGTCGTTCCCCGGTGGCTTTCTGGCCCTGGCGGGTGCGGGTAGCCCCGACAACCTGGCGCGGCGGCCGATTCGGATCCTGTTATCTGACGAGGTTGATAAATACCCGATCACGCGGGAAGGCGACCCCATACCGATTGCCGAGGAACGCATGGCCACCTTCGGGGCCAACTCGCTGTCGATTCGTGTGTGTTCGCCTACGGTCGAAGACGAAAGCCGGATTGAATCCTGCTACAAGGATTCGGACCAGCGTCGGGCGTCCCTGGAGTGCCCTCACTGCGGCCACCGGCAGTTCCCTGACTTTTTCAAGCATGTCATGTGGGACAAACAGGGCGATACACACCAGACCAAAACCGCACGGATTCATTGTGAGGCCTGCGGTTCGGTTTGGTCGGAGGGCGACCGCCTGAAAGCGTTGCGCACGGCGCGGTGGCACCAAACGCGGCCGTTCGACTGCTGCGAGCAGCACCATACGCCGCTGGATAGTTACCTGGCGGCTGTCTCCCTGGATCCTGCTACAGCGCTGGAACAGGTGTGGACCTGGAGCGAAAGCCCGCGCCATGCCGTGTACATGGCCAAGTGTCCGACTTGTGGGATTCACCCCGTCAGCAATGAACATGCCGGCTTCCAGGCCGGGAAGTTGTTTAGCCCCTGGTCGAAGGATAAGCCCGCCGATATCGCCCGTAAGTG